AAGTAAATACGTCTAACTCTCTGTAGTTACCAGCAAAAATATAGTTTACGCCGTTGTAAGGCTGTGACATCAAGCCACGATAAATACCGGTATTGCTGGTAAACAAAGTGCGATAGCCACCCATCTTTTTAGGATCACCACGCTGAAAGCGGCACCATACACCGTCGGTGTACTGGTCATTTTGAAACTGAGTACCATCGCGCTTAATTCCAGCCGGTATTGCTAGGCTGTAAATTGAAGTATATTGCGAGGTATCCTGTCGCTGATTATCAGCCGCCATTTAGAACGTTCCGCCGTTAAAGGTTGTTGCGTATAACCTTCCGTTAATCGTAACAATCGGAGCAGATGAGGTAGTTGCGTTAATGTCAATAACCTCTACACCGTTTGCTGACAATCCAAGAATATTAGTACCTGGCAAATACATGCCGGTTCTGGTGTCGTTTAAGAATGAATACGATGGGGCTGTTGCAACACCATTAATAGCTTTAAAGCTAGAAGATGATGACGAATTTAAAATGTATAGGTAGGTGCCATCACTTAACAAGGTGTAGGTGTTACCAATTCCAAGAGCTAAAGGTGTTTGACTACTACCTTGGTTTTGGAATGTTATTGTATCACTAGCGCTAGTACAGTTATTAACAAATACATACAGCTGGGTAATAGCAGGAAGCGTAACTGCTAATGGGGCATTACGGGTACCAGATTGGGAAATATAAGTCTGGATGATTGGCGCATTTGATACAAGGTTTAATGTTCCACCAGTAATAGCGTCGACGTCGTATGTTGCAGATGTAAACACAATATTGTTTGGTGTTACCCAGCCAACAGTAATATAGTTACCAGTATTTACATCATAGAAAATATAACCAGAGTCGCCTGGATTAGTAACAATAGATGACAAACCGTTGATGGTCTGTGGGTATGTTGTTGAGAATGTTAGCGCGCCTGTACCACTGTTTCTAAATGCAATAAACCAACCTCTTTGCAAGGTTGATGTGTTCGGTAGTGGAATAGTGCCAAGACCAGCAGACCAGTTATATGTCTTAGCGCGATCTAAATTATTAATTACTGGATTTGGTGGAATAGAAATATCAACAAGAACTTGGGTAACTGCTAAGTATCCGTTAACAGTACTTAAACCATAAGCACCATTAGTAGATGGTGTGTTATTAATTAACGATGCGGCATTGGCAGTAGAAGTACCAGCACCAAATACTAAGTTGCCCCAAGTTCCAGCGGTAGTACTATTGTCTTTTAAGTAAAAATATTGTGAAATGCCGGGAGCAATTGTTACAGAGTTGTAACCAGTTGAATCGGTAATTAAGAAAGAATAGGATCCGTTGTTATTAAACAAGATGTCTGCACCAACAGTACCTTGATCGCCCTCTGGTAATGCAATAGACAATCCAGAAGTAGATGGTGTGCAATCAATAATACGAGTAGCGGGCACTTGACCAATTGCTTGGTTAACAATTGATGGCCAGTACAACGCCGTATTAGCACTAAACGCAAGCGCGGAATAAGATACGTCCGTTGGGGTTACAACGGTACCTGTAAAGGGGGAGGTATAAACTGGTGTGCTCATCTATTAGGGTTCCTGAACCGTAGTGTTGCGATCCACGCGACGTGAATTGTCTTCTTTTTTGAGTGCTGTAATTGCGTCTGTATAATATTGTTTCCAAACTGGCAACTTGTCTAAAGCCTTTAAGTAACCTTGAGCTTGCAATAGTGCGCCATATAACATAGCTTGTGGTGCAATTGCAGTCCATAAGTTTTGTTGATTGTTTGCATCTAAGGGCTGAATCTCAGCGTAATAAATAATTTCTACTGGATAGCTTTGGTTTGGAGTTGGTGCAAAATTCCAATTATTATAATCATAGTCAGCATAGTAAATTGGTTTGCCGGTAGAAGACTCAGCAGTGTACTGGGCCACATAATCTTGGCTGCGCAACAATACGGGCTCACCGTTAATTTTCATAGATACAGTTTTACGCCAACGTGCTGGTTTGTTTAGAACAGCGACGTTAGAAGTAAGATTGGTCTCCACAACAACCAGTTGCAAATAAGTTTTTAACTCCGCGGCAATAGATGACTCGGCTAACGCAATCAGGTTAGGAATCTGCGCAATAAAATCGGCATCATTACGCTCCATGTATTGCTGGATATTTAACACCAGCGAGTCGTAGGTTTGAATAACGCTCATCTTGTGTAGTAACTTATGTTAGGTTGGAAGTAAATTGGTGACTTGTCGCGCTCTTCGTTAGAGGCTTGCATAAACAGCTTATCAGCTTGTTGTTCTAAATAACTAATACGGCCTTGATCAACACCAGGGAGCTGCATTGACAATCTGTGTGACAAGCTGGCTTGTACAGAGTTAATCCAACGGTCTGGCACATAGATTTGATTTGTCAATGATCCAACGTCTTGCATTTGCACTTCAACAAGAAGCTGGAACATTTGGTATGGGTTGTTTGGTACTGGCCACAAGTACATTGATGGCTCAATGGTACGGTCATACCAATACTGTAATGAGCGAACCGATGGAAATTGTTTGTTTGGCAGGTTCCAATAGTCGTCGCGGTTTAAGCGAGCCAGTGGAATAACTTGTTGGCTAGTTGAGAATACTATTTGACGAACAGAATAGCTAGTTGCTACAGTTTCACGTAGGCGCCAGTAGAGGTGTGGCTCAGTGGTAGAGATGTTGTAGTACTGCCACTGATAGTCTTTCATGGTAATAGCAGGGAACTGCTGTTTTAAAAACCAGTTAATACCATCATCGCTATACTCAAACGCTAGGTTGTAGGTTTGGGTAGTATTGGGGGCATAGCAGTTCCAACCCACATAGTAGACGCTTTGTGATTGCTGGTAGGTTGACCCAAAATAGTTTGCATGTCCAAGGGTTGACGCTGGTGTGCTAAGTGTTGGACTTAGGTCAAACGCTGCTGGAGATGTTGGATTGTCAATTGGAAGATAGCTTGAGGCTTCAATGTTTTGAATGTACACCCAGTTAGCTTCACGAACATCAATTGTGGTTTTTGGAAGAACTAACTGTTGTTGCTGTGTAAGAGCACCGTACAATTGGTTTTCTAAAAGCCAAAGATTGACACCTAAGTTAGATAGGTTTTGAAGATTGTAAAACAGAGCCTGCTTGGCCGCACCAATATATTCAGGCGTCATCTCTTCTGCTGTCTTACCAGCATCACGGAACGCATAGGAAATTAACTGGTCAACATTGATGGTTGTTTGACCAGTGGTATTACTATAAGCCATATTACCTTCCGCGGCCAGCGGCTCGCTTAGTTACTTTGTTTGGTAGTTTGTTTGATGCTGGGCCAGCTTTAATAAACTCCTTGGCAACTTTTTTAGGGATGCCAAGGGTTGATTTGCCAGCAGCTGCGGCGTACATAGCGCCTTGTTGGGCTTTTGACTTGATAGGCATTAGCTGCAAGTCCCGCCAGTATTCATCTTCTTTGCTTTACCACCGGTGCGCATGTATCCCATCTTGTTGCGTACTGGAGTTGGCAGTTTAGCTAAACCAGGGTTTTCTTCTGCATCAACTTCTTTTAAAGAACCGCCGTCAGCCATTTTATTTACTTTACCGCCACGCTTCATTGGGGCTGTCGGAGTTGTTGCTGGGGCTGGCTGTTGCTGCATACTGCCGGCCATAGCGCCTTGCTGTAGTGCTTGTTGTCCACCCATGCCGCCTAACATTGCTGCTTGTTCAGCAGCCTTTTTGCGTGCAATCATATCCATGCGGGCCTGAGCAATACGGTTTTGCTCTGGTGTACCCATCACGTTGTTTTTGAGCTGGGTGCCTAAGTTACCGATGGCGTCCATAACGCCGCCACCGTCAGCAAACTTTTTTACTGCACCACCTTTTTTACGAGCAACCATTGGTCTTGCGTAATTTTCGCCTTTATCTGGAGCTGGTGGGTTTTGAATAGCAAATTTTTCTCTTAATTGTTGCATCTCCGCTGGATTTGTTGGGCGATAAACTAAATCATTTAAGTTGCCTTTTGGGCCAACGCCTTTAGAGCCTGCCGAAATAGCAGCGTCAGATAACATACCGCCATCTGCCATTTTTTTAACTTTACCACCAGTCTTGTACTTGTTTGGGCCGCCTTTAGCGCCGGATGGGGCTGCAGCTGCTTTTGGTCTCTCGCTAACTTCTTTAG